TACGGAGACAGTATTGAATTAAGTTCTGCCTTGTTGATATGACTGCCATTATTATTTCCTGACCTTATTGATTTCATTATTATTTATACTACTAAAAGCGATGAAAGATTTAAAAAACGAAGTTCAGCGGTTGCCTTTGTAACCACCTATAAAATCTGAAAAGGATATCTCTTCGTTTCCTGCGCTTCCGTTAGGAACATTTCTGTTGATATCTAACAGATACTGCGCCTGACCCCTCACCCTCCACAGAGCATAAATATTTGTCCACTTACGGACGGGCCCGACACCCGCCACTCCCCTCTCTTCGACGTAGCTAGTACTTACCAAGAAGCGATTGATAACCGAATTCGGACCAGTGCCACTTGCCGCGTTGGTTTTCCCTGGCCATGAAGATCCATCCGGTTCCACCATGCCTGGAGTCCCGTAATGCCACCTCCCCGCGCTTGGATGCGGATATGCAGCATTAGGTTTGCCAGCGTCGGTGTTTCCACGATTACCTTCTCCCCCAGTTGTGCTGCCAATTTTGGGACCAACTCCTTGGTTTGTACCTGCATTGTTTTGCGTTGTGGTTTGTTGTATAATATTGCCTCCCCATCGCCAGGTCCTGGTGATGTCTGTGTTGGCGACATATTCATTCGCGATACTTACACCAAAAACCGTAGCACCTGGACCCCACCTCTCAATAACTGTTGTTCTCGCATAATTAGCTGAAGTGTAGTTTCCCTCATAACCTGTAGATGGCGGTGGTTTATCTAGATAGTACTGGTCATTATAAAATATCAATGTTGTTTCCTTTACGAGTCCAGAGTTATTGCCAGTCCTATAATAATTACTGAGATTAACATTGGTCGATTCCCCACCGTATGTTTGGCGGATAGTATTGCGTAATTTAATATTATTCTTGTGTATCGCCATTATGCTTTCAACTCCTCAACTTCTGCTTTGAGTTCCTTTATCGCTTCAATGAGAAGAGGAATCAGTTTTTCATATCGAACTGCCAGATAACCATCATCTCTTTCTGTTACTACGTCAGGAAGTCCCAATGCCTGAACCTCTTGTGCTATGACACCAGTCTCGCTTCCAACTTTATCAGTCTTATCATTCCAATCGAAAGTGTTACCACTGAGTGAAGCGACCTTTTCCAAAGCATTTGATATGGGCGTGATGTTATCCTTCAACCTTTCATCAGAAGAAAGGTATGCTGTGATGTCGCCTGTCGCTGTAATAGCACCTGTAACAGCGACCGCCCCGGTACTCAATGATGTTAACGTACCTACTGAAGTAATATTGGGTTGTGCGGCACCAGATACAGTTGCCGCACTTCCTGTTGTGTTTTGAGTACCGCCAGTATTAACACCTGGGAGAGTAATATTGGCAGTGCCATTGAAACTGACTCCACCAATATTTCTTGCGGTTGCTAACTTGGTTGCGGTAGCGGCATTTCCTGATGTGTTTTGAGTACCGCCAGTATTAACACCTGGGAGAGTAATATTGGCAGTGCCATTGAAACTGACTCCACCAATTGTTCTTGCGGTTGCTAACTTGGTTGCTTTAGAAGCAGTTCCTGTTAGGTCTGCGGTTATTGTTCCAGCAGAGAAATTACCACTGGCATCTCTAGCGACAATCGTTGTCGCAGTATTTGCGGTGGCGGGTAATTTACCATCAAGCTTGGAAGCATTAGATGCTGTTCCTGTTAGGTCTCCAGTGATACCACCGGAAAATATTTGCTCCACAGTAAAGGTGTTTGTAACGCCAGTTCCTATCCCTGAGACATCACTGAGCATCGCTACTGTACCATCTTTATCAGGCATAGTGTAAGTTCTATTTACAGTAACATCAGCAAAATCCAAAATACCATATGATGCTGTTGTTGATATAGACTTAAAGTGATAAACCCCAAACCGCTGTTCCATTTTAATTTTAGATGTACCGTTTACTGCACTCAAGGTCAAATTCACATTAGTATTTGAAGAGATGCTTCCAACAGCAGTTAAATTACCGCTAACAGCGGCAGTGCCATCGAATTCCTGCCCCCACAATGTTCTCGAACTTGCTAGTGCGGTTGCATTCGCGGCAGGAACACTACCACTGACGACTCCATTCCAGGCGGTTACTTCGGTTACTAGAGGAATTTGGTTGAGTGCGTTAACGTCACAAGTGACCGTAACGACTCCACCAGTACCATTTTGGGTCAGTGACAGACCACTGTTTGCCACGTTGTTGAAAGTAATACTACCAACACCGACAGTTCCACTACCTGTGTAGGTAAAACCACCGTCTACTATGAGGTTGCCTTTTATCGTTGTATCACCAATATCACCTGCTGCATCGGCCAAGCCTAAAGCGACTGGACCAGTGGCGATCAAATTTGCAATGGATGGGATGTTGACTGAACCATCAGCATCTATTCTCATTGCTTCATGATGTGTAGTGCCATCATATGTATGGAAAGACATATTCCACTGTGGCGAGGGAGTAGTTGCTGTTTGTGTTGCTTTAATATAACCAGAATTTTTTGAACCCACTGCGGGACCAGCAGCACCAATCTGTAGTATTGCTTCTTGGTTAAGATAACTAGTAAGGCATCCGATTTCAACTCTTGTGCCTTGGGATTTTCCGATTCGTACTTGTGCGCTATTCGGATTGGTGAGGTTTACGCCATTAGTGCCACCTTTACCAAAGTATACCTCATTACTTCCTAAAGTCATTGCAGAATCAGTAGCGGAACCTTCTGCTTTAAATTTCAACCTATTTGTATATTTAATGCCACCGTTTTTAAGATAAAGGTCACCTTTATGAGATAAGAAATCACCTTCAGCAAGTGTTACACCAAAGTCGCTGTCATCAACTTCAGGGTCTAATCTGTAGTTTACATAAGTATTGGCAAAGGGGATGGTAGCACCGTTATTTCTGGGGTTATCAACGAATATTCCACCCTCAGTATCAAGTCCGTCATTTTTTAAATACATTCCATGATATTTTGGCCAAGGTTCCCCAGACTGTTGCATTTGATCAAGTTTAAACCAGTTTTGATCCACGGTATTGTGATCCAACGCGAGGCCATTATTAGTTTGATATCCCATTGTCGCGGTCTGGAGGTTTCTTGTCACAATTCCAGGGTGAGGAGGCGAGGCGAGGGTCCCAGTTGCGTCTTGGAAGGGTCTATTTCCCACTTTTGTTGGTAGATATTTTGCCATTTTATTTTCCTACTATATTTCTATTATTACTTTTATTTAGGTATAAAAAAGAGGGTGGAGTAGGACTCGACCCCCTTTAGAAATAAAACTTCAAACTAGAGAGGTGCTTGATAGGTCAGAGTTGTAATAGAAATACTATCGTTCGTACCTATACCGAGTGATGAGAGACTAATGTCCCCTCCTCCATCTGCTGCCCTAACAGTGCCAGAAAAAATAACCACATTATCACTATTTCTGACAAAAAATTTGTCAGCGGTGCCAGCGAGAGTGCTTAAATCAGGGTCCACTGGATTAGCAAGGCATTGTCCCGCGTTCGCACCATCTGCTGCGGCATTTTTAAACGCAGTTGTAGGAGTCGTACTCTGAGGACCAGAAAATACTAGTGTTGCTATTAGTCCATCACCAGTGGTAGTCGGTGCAAGTGGCGTGTCATCGGACGGTGCAGAGACTGCGCTAGTGGTGATAATTATTGTTCCGTTAGCTGCGGCAGTACCCGCATCGATTAGGTCGACAACTGTATTTGCAATAGTATTTCGAACTGAGGGTTGGTGTGCTATAGTCATATTAATCTCCTTTGAGATTTTTTAAATTTTTGATAAAGACAACCTTATCGTTTTTTTTGATTGTCATTTGATTTGTTTTTGAGATTCAGACTTATTCTTTTCAAGATGCATTTTAAATTTGTCTGCTTGCTCTTTTGTTACAATTGTATCAATGGTGAACTCTTCAGTGGTTCCGTCTTTTCTAATTACTTGACCATATCCTTTCAATGTACCATTGTTACTTTTTACTTCTATACTCATCTATTTATACTCCTTCAATTTTACTATACTGGTCTAACTATTGTATCGGTAACTTGACCAGATACAAAGACCTTACCTTCAAGAACTCTTTCAACAACAGCAACACTGTTTTGATCATACTCAATTTCTATATCATAAACATATCTACGTTTGGTCAGTGTAGCGGTTTGCTGTGGAGTAAGACTAAAATTGATAATTCCATTTTGAGGTGGAGCATCAATGTTTGTCAAAAAATTCACAGCAGTATCACTATCTGAACTATATGTATGCTTCAGACTTCCTCTAACAAAGTAGTTTGATAAGTCTCTTTTACCACCGCTTACATCCAGCAGTTGTATCTGATACTTAACAGATGTACCTTGATCTACTTCTATATCTTCGTATTGTGCCATATATTTATATACTTCTATTAAATAGTTTTTCGGGACAATATTTTTCTTGTCTTCGTTTTTCTGATTCGAAATATTCTCTTGATTGGAATAGCATTCTGTTCAATGATATTCTGATAAATTATTAGAGTGATGCTTGAGGCAGTACACTCTATTGTTCCTGATGCGGTATGGTTTGCCAAAGTAAAAATCTCCCAAACATATTATTCTGATGACGGAAAGGTTCCACCGTTTAGGGTAATAATTGCTGCTCTTAATTCATTGATTGCACCAGCCACATCCTTTGCTGTCGTATCGACACTCGCAGATTGCATGGTGATTGTTCCATTAAATGTAGAATTAGCAATGACATTAAAGTTTGTAGTTGGATTAAATGTAATAGAACCACCCGCATTTGTGGTTAAAGAATTAGGATATTCCCAAGTTGAGACTGATGCAGAAGAATCGTATTTATTTATTAAAATAGTTGATGATGTAGTTGCACCATCGACAACACCAACAAACTCAACAAGTTTGGTCACCTGTTGGGTCATTGTATCGGTTGTTGTAAACAAGGGGTAATCTGATATTGCCATATTACTTCTCTAATATCTGTTTTAAAAGTGATTTAATATCTAACATCTCATCTTTGAGGGTTTCGATATCATTTTTTATTTTAGTAGTTTCTTGATTTTTTTCTAACTGATGTACCTTTCTTCTACGCGCAGAATTAATCTCATCGGTATTAGTATTTATAAAGGTTCCTCGCCCCACATCCTTTACAATATGGGGTTGTCCCTCAACTTTAGTATATTTGCTAGACATTATATTAAGGCAATAGCGCGAATTGATTTCAAGACAGGAATCTCACAACTGTTAGTAGAATTCATCACGACCTTTAATTGGAACGATGTGAAGTCTTGGTCTGTAAATCCGTTTACACCACCTATCAAGTACGCATACTCTGAGTACACAAGGTTTAGAATGTCGTATGTTCCTGCTTCAAATTTATTAGCAGGTGGTTCGTTCTGAGGTGATATCAATATCCAATCCACATCAAAGATTTCATCATCAGCATTTGCTAAACGATAGTAAAGTAAAATATTTGAAGATGGAGGTCTGTTCAAATCAAGAAAAACTTTAACTCCCTGTGCCGACTGCTCCAGAATTATAGGTTTAGTAATATGCTTTGACGGAACAGAACCAGATTTTGAGTTTGTTTCCTCAACATAGAAAAATGGTTTATTATTTACTTCATCAGGGGAATCTGCTGCCTCTAAGACTTGATTGTCTATCAAGAAATTCTGTAAAGTGAATGCACATTTCTGTAGGTCGATAATCGGAGACACATCGGATATATATCCGTCACTTTTCTCTTGAGCAGTTGTATTGCCGAATGAAGAACTTATTGTACTGTTCATAGCAGCAGATATTAGAAGTGACGGACCGTCCAATGCATCAGTCCCGGTTGGCAAAGTTGATGCCTCTTCCATATCGGGATTTGCCAGCATCTTTGGTTTTGCAAAATTTAATGGCATTATATTTGTAACGATAGGCATTTCACTTGCCGATTGCCTCCTAAATCTTGGGTCTTGTGTACCACTCAAAGAAAACTTAGACAAAGTATTACCAGAGGTAAAATTTCCACTATAGTTGGTACTTGTGCCTTGGAACTGTTTTGATGCAAAATTCATTTGAGCGCGATCAAAGTTAAATGCCCTATTACTCTTACACACCTTTTCACCGAATCCAACTTCTATCCCACCAGTGTTAAACGTACCACTAGAAAGTTTTACAAAGTATCCGTAAGCGTCTGGAGCATATGCATTATCAGCAGAATTCAGTCCACCAGCGACTACATTAGCAGCATCCATTATGACACTTCCCTGCACACCAAAATATGATGTAGCAGGAGTAAGTCCCGTAAGTCCTACCTTATCGCCAACACCTAATCCGTGTGCAAAATGATTAACACGGAAGTAACCCAGGCTGTTTGGGTCTATAGACAATAGGGGTTCGTTATGAAGATGCTTGGGAAGATTAGCATTAACAAAGTTTACGCGACCGCTTGCTTTGAATTTAGCAGTGTAAATCCTGTATGCTAAGTTCTGTTCTTGTTTTGGTGTCCATGTTGTACCATTCTGTGATAGAAACAGAGAACCCGATGAGGGTTGCTTATTGATTCTATGGGTAGTTTTACCAAGTACCAGTCCGTAAGTGGTGGAAATAAATGCCTCATAGTTATCACATTCTGCCAGCAACACAACTGCGTATTCCCTTCCACCTTCAATGTAAATGGGTTCTTCAAACTCAAAGGTTACTGGATTGGACAAAACATTCTCAAGTTTTTCAAGACCTCCCTCCATATTCTTTATAGTTTCGATTACGTTATAACAGTCATCAGCACGTTTATAAACCCTAAACTGTTCTGTAACAGGATGAGATTTAGGAAAACCTGCTTCCATTTCTCTTATTTGTAACTGGATAGGTATGGCAAGTTGGTCTCCATTGTTCGTAGAGGTCTGAGGGGCTCTCCTCAAGAATACATCTACCTTTGTTATGAATCCACCAGGAACTCCTTCGCGAGAATCGATTGAAAAAGATTGTGCCAGTGGGTCTTTTTTGTGGATAACATGACCTTGATTACCACTAGTTACTTCTTGTGTTGTTACAGACACAGTTCTGCTATAATAATTAGTTTGTTGCTGAACTACTATGTCGCCCTCTGATCGATATATCGCAGACGCTCTTGAAAGTGCATTTGCCTCATCTGCTCCTTGACCGCCAACGGGGGATACATCCAAAAGTTTTACATCTTTATTTCCACACCTGAACTTCCAACCGATGGTGTCATAGACAGCAGGGTCTTTTATACTGCTTGATGTTTCATTAGCTAGACGCTGTTGCTCTGCTATCCATCCTTCCCATTCTGCAAAGGTAGAAAATGCCCTACCATTGTTAGATGGGAGAGGAGCGGAGTTGGGAAGGAAAAATGAATAATAAATTTCCCCCTCTGGACTAGATATCAAGGTACTAGGAGTATCAGGGTGTTGGGTAATATTGACATCTACGGGAACATAAGTCTTTAGATGTTCACGATTATTTATTTTAGTTTGATATTCATTTTGCGTTAAAGATTTAGACCACTTTGAAACCTCAACATTATCAAAATATGGCCAATACCTTGTCTTGGGACGCAGACCTAGACATTTACAAAGTATAGGTCGCGACCTCATCCACGGATAAGATATAGCAATTTTATCCGATTTTGAACCAGTTTGTCGAGTAGAACTTCTCGAAGTTGTTTTAGTCCTTGTTTTAATAGTGTCTTGTTTAAAATTTCCCCAAGTCTGTTTGCCAAAGTCTCTAACATTCAACAGGAATGTCCAGTAATCAGCAACCTCTTTTGACATAGTATCAACTGTACTAGTATCAACGGGCAGCAACTTTTTCACACTACTGTTAGTAGATATTATATTCTTAGTTGGAAGATGAATATTATCACTGTAAAGGTCTTCCTCTGGTGATAATTTTAGACTACCCTCACCCATAAAAACATTAAAAGGATTGACATTATAATAACCGCTTTCTTCATAGTCTCTACCCCTATCCTTCCAAGAAATTGCTTCATTGATCATCGATGAGTCTAAGGTTTCGATATAATCTAAATATAAGGTATCGCCAAATCTTTTATAATTAATGTTTGGAAGATCACCAAGAGCGGCTATTACGATTGGATCTCCTTCGGGGTATCCATTCGCTACTGTTCCACCAGAATCAAACAACATCGATATGTTTTCGATTGCATTTTTAGGTTCAATGGCGTATTGATTGTCTCCTAATTGAAGAAGCGTTTCATGAACAAAGGATTTGTCTTCAATAAAATTAGCAGTCTCAGTAGAGGCTGTAAGGGCGAGTCCATTTTGAAAATCATCAACAAAGAATCCAGTCTTTGAACGAACCCCTCCGTCACCGTCAATTTCAACTAGTTGTGCGGCAGACGACTCCAAGAATGACAGGGATACTGTTTCCTCCAACTGATCCACGCGACTTTCCAAATTTTCAATATCTTTCATAGTGAATCGTTTATAAGTATGCGGAATTATAGTAATATCTGTAGGACTAATAGTATTACCACCATAATTAATACTAAAAAGAATCATTTCGTTTGGTGCAGGTCCTTTTGGGTTAGGAGTAAGTTCTTCTTCACCTGTTATAATTCTGATGTCTGCTTGACGAGTATCATCAGTGTACCCAAGTGATACATTATCAATTCTTCGGTTATAAAACTCCACATCATAGACTATCTGTCCTCCATCTTTTGGAAGTTTGAACCTATCATCGACAGACATAGTTGCCGCTGATGGGTCTAAGATAGAACGGAAGTCAAAATAATTTCTAAGGTCATAACGAATGCCATTACGCGATGAGTTATATGTTGGTATATCAGAGTATGAAAATATAGGGTCTGTATCTGTTCCTACTGTAGTAAGTCGATAAGAACTCGCACAAAGGAAATCACCAGTACCTTGCCAATCAAAGTACTCTATTTTTGCCCAGATCTGGGTTATACCTGCACCAAGTTGACCACGCTTTATTACAATGGGACTATAGAAGTTATCTCGTTGACCTCCGTCAAATTCTACCAAGTCTGATAAATCAGTACCGCCTGTTGCTCCCGTTGCAGTGCGAGCTGAGATTAATCTAACACCATCATATTTTTTAGTTGCTAACGTGAAGTCGGAGGTTGCTGAACTAGCAGTCCATTGTTCATATCCACTTCTTTTGAAGTGTTTCATTTTTGGTGTTGCTGCGTTATTGCGAGCATAGGCAAATATAGTATAGTTCTTGAGTTGATTGTCAGCGATATTAGGGAAATCAATAGTTGCCCCCGTTCCACTAATGGTAACTTGACTCTGAGTTATGCCTGAACATACGTCACTTGATCTGTTTATAGCAAACCATTCTAGAACATTTTCAAAAGTGTTGGATGTACCTGCATTAATTGAAGCGACAGAACCTGAGTTTGTTTGGACGTTGAAGTATCTTTGTGAAGTAAAACTAACATCAGAAATGGACTTAACTCTTCCTCCAGGAATTTCAAAAAGAGAGGAGTTTATTTCTGGGTCTACAATGTAGGTGTTTGATTCACTGCCGACAGTATCTTGGGTAATTGGAAATCCAATTGTGGGATCACTTCCTATGAACTCTACATCACGAAAGTTCTTATTAACATTCATCCTTATATCGTAAAGATAAACTTGAATTCCTCTAGGTGAACTGGTAATAAATCTTTTAAAAGATTTGATTCTAGTTGTCCCAATCACCACATTCGCATCGTTATATAAATTAAATGTTTGTTGGAGTTCAATATTACCAGTAGAAGGATATTTTCCCATCCCAGCATCGGCCACTGAACTATTATCCACAGGAACAAAGTTTCTATATTCAACAGTTGTTGAGGTATCAGTTAATGTTGTAATACTCACTGGTTTTAAAATTTGATAGTCTGAATCAAACCCCTGTACTAATCTATACCCATCAACAAATGCTGTTGCCTCCCCCCTAGAAGACAGTCCTTCTACTGTCATTGTAACGGTTGATAGAGTATTACCAGGTTGAAAACTAACACCAAATGGATTTACAATAAAGTCTCCATTGGTATCAAACTGGCGTACTGCCATACGATTTTCAACTTCATTAAAACTATTAGTAGGAGTTTTCTCTTTTACCAACTGACCGTCTTTTATTGTTGCGAATGGCATAAAATCTAATGGATCAGCAACTTCTTTCTTTGTAGTGAGTTCTAGTCGTATACGATATCGGTCTGCGCCAGGAGATGCCAAGTTAGGTACAGCACCTTGATTATCATAAAGACTAGTGTCATCTTCTACAGTGATGATATCTTGAATAACTCTAAAACCAATATCAACATTAGGAAATGGGTCGTATGGGGATACAACAATTTGTTGAGAGGGTGCGAAAACAAAATGACCTTGTGTATAAAATGTGCTTGCTTGTATACCGATAAGAAAACCTTGACCAGTTGGGAGGGGAGCAACTCCAGAACGAGTTTCAACTAACAAGTCATCAAGTGGTGAAAATTGATTTGTATCAGTTAATGTAACGCCTTCATCAAACTTCAGTATAGAACCTTGCTCATCAGAGCTTGAACCTGATGCCTGTTGATTTGCGGAAACATAATTTCCATAAAGTGTTGCGTATGATTCTCCATCAACTGCATCTACTGCAAATGAGACAGTAAATTCTAATCCACCATGAAGATTGGCAATTGCTGGGGACTTTAAAGTCTTACCCAAATACCTTTTAATAGAAGCGTTTCCTAGAGCAGTTGTATTAACAAGTACATATTCAGTCTGCTCTGCTGTACTGCCAGTACCACTGGTTGGTGCGCCATCTTGAAAATAGTTATCTGCAAACTTACTAACCTGATTCTGTAAAATACTCTGTAACTGAGTCAGTTCTCTTGCTTGAAGATAACGAGAACTATTAAAAAGTATCTGATGGAAACCAGAACTGTCTGCGTAATCATCATGGTAGACATCTCTAATAGTCTGTTCTGTATAATCATTCGGCATTGTTTGTATCCTTTATAAATCTATAATTATTTTAATGTCTTCAGTTTGGTCAACATCTCGTTCAATGGCAACCCTATTATCTATATATAAAACTTTGCCTGAGAAGTTGTTCATATCTGATGCTCTTAAAGTCGGATTTGGTGAAGCATCGGCAACCGAATTTGCATCTTGTGTACCAATTTTTAAAACTGATTGAGTTGCAGTGAATAATTCCCAACCAGTATTTGAATTCTGATGACAATGTACAATTCCCACAGTGTCACTGACCTTTTCATAATAGTCAACTGCTGCTCTTTTGTACGGGTTGGCAACTTCAAAAACTTCCGCATCTTGGGCGATGGACTGCTCATTAAATTCTGGGGGGACAGTAACATGCAACTTTTTCATAGCATCAAATCTTTCTCTGGTGAGAAGTTTTGGATTTTCAATCGCAGAGTCTGATATAGGATTTCGCACCAGACCTATTTGACGAAAATCGTTACTGACATTAAAAGTCTTATATTCATTACCGACAAGTCGTGATGTGTACATAATGGAAGATGAGTTTAAATTTTTCCTTGGATCGGCACCCAACCCACCCGAATCTAAACACACCATTGGGCGAAAAACTGCGCCTCTTCCTGCCACGCCTTTAACTTCATCCGAATCACTATTTCGCGTCAATCTTACCCATGTGCTTTTATCATAGTGAGAACCAAAGGCAAAATCATCCGTATTAATAAATTTACTTTTCATAACACATCTGAATATTTTACCATTTACATCGGTTTCTGCATATGCTTTTGCAATGGTTGAATTAGTTGGGCGAAAAGCACTTGGGTGTACGAAGAGACTCATTTTGGCGTTTGGTGGATATCCTATCCCACCACTATCTACTGCAATGCCAATTAATTCTCCTGGCAATGCTTCTCCTTGTAGAATTTTTTGCTCTGCCCTTGATGCTGATAGGTCGCCAGGGTTTTGTCCGTCAACTTCGTCTGCGTTTGGTACACGCTCCACTGGAATGTAGTTTGAGGTAAGGTATCTTCGGGCGGTGAAAACACCAACGTTGTACATAAACTTCCATGCATATCCATCTCCACTAGAGAATACTTCACTGGTAGTTCCTGTTGGTTTAGTTATTGAGTTTTTAACAACTCCGTTAATTGTTTTCCCTTGTTCTACGCAGATGTAAACATTATTCTGATCAGTGATTACATAGTAAGAACCAGAGATATCATTGAGAGTCCCAAAGGTTGTGTCCGAACTATATTTATTATCCCAAGCAGTATAAATTGATCCTGGCGACCAATTAACGCGAGGAATAACATATGATACATCCTCAACTTTTTTTCCAGATTGTATTGATGATTGAAATTCTAAAGTATCAGCAGTTGATGGATTAGGTAATGGAGCAATTCCAATACTAGTCCACTGCTCCCCCTTTCCAATAACTATATAATGATTATCTGCACCAACTGCTGGAACATCTCCTTTAGAGAGTTTCCCAGTATACGATGCATATAGTTCATCAAGTATAGTTTGTTTCAGACTATCTGTTATTGTTGTAGACATTTTTTATTCCTTTACCAGTAGTTTTCTATTTTAATAAAGCATGAATCACCAGTAGATACTGCGCTATCACCATATATTATAGGAGGGGTATTTACCGAAAAATACCAGTAGTCTGAATCATGAGGTTTAAATTTATATGCAGTAGGAAATCTTTGACCAGTGGGTGGTATACCGTCAGCTAGTATAGGATTAGATATAGTTTTATAATATAGATATCCATCATATATTCCTACAATTTTATAAGATGAGAGTGATTTATCAGTACGTGCTACTCCATTACTATCTTGTCTTTTATACATAGTCAAAGTGGTGTAATCGGGGGCAGAGTCGTATTGGTCAGGGGTGGTAGCAGCGTTAAAATTCTTCTGAACTGTAGTAGTTCTTTTTTCGCCTAACTGGTCAGACTGCGAAATACGAAATTGATTAATATTGTTCATAAGCATCCCGCCCTGACCATTTAGAGCTACACCAGAATAAAGAGTAACCTGTCCTGCGGATGGTTCAGCGAATGCAGTATCCACCGAACCCACCACAAACGATCTTCCTGGCCATTTCTCTGAACTGTTATAAGTAGACTGCCAAAGTTCAGAGAAATTATCATTTATTTTATCTGCGGCATCACGCAGACTATCACCAGTGCCATCGTTAGCAGACGCTCCTTTCGAAATGGTCTTTTGTGTTGGTATTCTCATTAGTTTAATCTCGTATTTTATTTTATATGTGTTTATTTATAATCTTAATGAACATAAAATATCAATGGAAGTAATATTAATCATCAAATGGATAGACAACGGAGTCTGGCATCCATATGGACTTGTAGTCTTCAGCTTCGAGATCTATGTCAGGTACAGTGTACGCTATCCATGAAGCATCTTCTACATTGGTAAAGTCGCCCGGGGTTGAGAATATATCTCTCTCCCTGCGGTGGTAGAATTTATCTGTCTGCGACCTTTGTCCAACGGGGGTCATAGCAGGTAGTGGTGCGGC